AAAAATTTAACCGTAGCCATATTCTTTCCTTTCTAGAAATAAGATAAAAAGAGAGCTTGCGCTCTCTTTCTACCCTGCAGCAACCATTTTAAGTTGACCTTTGAATTTCTTGAGTTTTTCTTCGTCTTTACCAATGTACTTGATGTAGTAGAGACCAGAAGTGTCTGTATCGTCACTTGCAATAGCTGAGAAGCTCAAGCTATCATCTGGAAGTTCTTCTTGTTTGTCTTTAAGAGTTTCAAGTTCTTCAGCATCCATTGAGAATTGACCTTTGAAGAAACCAACTTGTGCTTGTGTACCGTCTGCTGCTTTAGATTCAAGCATAACTGAGCAGTATGGAGCTACTGTGTCAGCACCAATACCGATGATATCATCCTTGATTGCATGACCTAGGATTTTAGCAAGTACAGTTGCAGGAATGTCAACTGCAGTCATTTCCATCTTGACATCACCAACACCACGATTTGATACGTGGTAAGCAACGTCACTACCATAAGTTTTTACTGGATCACTTGCAAGACCTGAAATCTTAGCAGTACGAGTTGCACCTTTACCAGTTTGACCTTCGATTACAAAAAGGTTTTGTCCAAGTGTTGGAGTAGCGTTCCCATCCAACACACGAACTGTCATACGTTTAAAACCAACTAATGCCATTTATAGCACCTCTTTCTTAATTTTTAATATTCTTCATATAGAGCGCTCCGACCTTTATAGGTCCGAGCATCTACGTAGCGTTTGATTTCTGGAATCCATTCATCTAATCCTCCAGAGGTTTGATAGAATCCTTGTTCTTCCATAATCTTTTCAATTTTTCTTTGGAGTTCTTTACACTCCACACGGTTCTTTGACTCTACATTAATTTGATAGAGAAAAACCTTTGCTAAACTTGTATCACTGCCACTTACTGCCTGCATTGGTGAACCAACAGGTTTAATGACAATACTTGTCTTGTCATTTGGTAAAGTTTCAGGGCGTTCAAATGACTTGATACTAATACCAGCTAAAGTCTTATCTTCTTTCAAAGCATTGTAGAGTTCTGTTAGCTTATCTTTAATCATCTAAATCCCTCAATCTTTAAGTGGTTAGCAATACGATATTTATATTTTTGAGCATTTGATTCTGAAAATCGTCTGATAACACCGAAACCTCTTGGATGTGCATTCTTAGCATACCCAAACTCGTTCAAGTGGACTAAGCGCCAACGTGAACCAGCACCAAAACCAATCTTAATGACTGGAACTCCTACAGGAAGACCAGTCACACGACCAGCTGTTGCACTTTCGATTGTGTCTCCTTTGTCTTTAAAAACTAATAAGGCATCTTTAAAATCTTCCAGTGTCTCGTTTGCTGCTGCTTTTAATGCTCGACTAGTTGCACGCTTAACCTTTGCATCTCCAAGGCGCATTTCAAGGTTTCTCAGAACATCATCAAAACCTTTTAATTCTGCACCACTAGACATTCTGACCACCTCCGATAATGACTATCAAAAAATCCCGATTGTCATAATCAGGACGTATATCGATTATTTGCCATTTTTTGTTGGCCAAGCGAATATCTCCCACTTCAACAAAATGTTGATTTTCTGGTTGATAATCTGCTAAAGGATCACGAATTTTCAGAGTCATTTTTGCTCTCATCGACTTACCACTAGCAATCTCAATATCTTTCATGCTAGGTGAGTAAACTTTCCCCATTGTATAAAAAGCTTTTTCAAAACTCACATCTCGACCATCTACTCCATCCTCAACTTTAGAAGTATAGAAAGTTAAGGGGGTTCTTAAATCTCCATTTTGAGCTTCAGGCTTTTTATCACGATACTGAGGTTTATTCTTCTGGTAACTCAATTTTTGTAACTACTTCTGTTTTTTCTTCGCCCCATTCAACAAATCCAGGCAAGATAGAATTGATTTCTTCAAATCGTTCTCTTGTTTCTTCAAATGTTGAACCTACTGGACGGAACTGACCTTCTTTAAGGTCAAAGAATTCTTTTAAAACCCTAATCACGTTATTCCTCCGCTTTGTAATTTTCAAGAGATAGCGCCATTAAATCCCCTTGGAAGTTTTCGTAGAAGAACTCCACTTGGTCATTATAGACGTATCTAGCACGCTCCAAAATTAACTCTCGAACTCGTGGTTCAGTTGGACGCTGACTTCCAACAAGGCTAAGGATGTTAGCTTCAGAGCTTTCCAACATCCGTGAGAGGTTCTTGTCCTCTCCACTATGAAAAATCCTCATCCGCTCCTTGAAAGGTTTAAGGAGTGGATGAAGTTCTACTTCTGAAGTCATGATCTAACCCCTAAATTAAGCTTGAGGGAGTTGCAAAGTCCAAACTGCAGCAGTCTTTTCGTCGTGTGCTTTACCGTAAGCAAATTGTTTAGCAGTGTAGAGGTTCAAGTCTTCAAGAGCGTAAGTTTCTGTGAAGCGACCAAATTCAATTCCACCACCTACAAAGGCATCGTAACGCCCTTTAACAAATGTAGTGACTTTACCAGCTGTTTGCGCTACTGATTCAACCAAGATAAGGTTGTAAGGCATAGCAGTGATGTATACACCTTGAGCATTCAATGAAGTGTATTGTTTCTTCACATCCCAAGCATCAGCTGGGTTAACAACCATTACAAGATTGCCTTCAACTGCGACTGGAGTAGTTCCGTCTGCTTTTGTTGAGTGGTATTTGTAAACCTTAGTCAATTCTTTTACTACTGTTGCTGAGTCAGCAAATGTAAGTTTTCCAGTTTGTGCTGTCTTTTCAGCGTAAGTTGTCTTATCACCTGCAACAGTACCTGTAAGTGTACGAGAAAGACCGATTGGTTTGTTATCACCGTCACCATTCAAGAATGCTGCTTCGAGTGCTGCTGCAAATGCTTCTGTGATTTGAGCAGATACGAATGATTGCAACCAAGCTGGACCAAATTTTTCGGCATCTTTTGGAATTACAACGAAGGCGGTCAATTTGTTTTGAATTGTTTCTTCGTCTTTAAATTCCTGTTTAAGTTGTCCTTGAATTGCTCCGTTGATTTTGCCCCAAAGCGCTTGGCCAGTTTGCTCTGATTTAAGGAATTTCAAACGGATACCAGCGTTTTTGAGACCGATATGTTGAAGCAATGGACGAGCTTGAATCATGTCGTCAAAGATGCGATCAATAGTTTCTTGTGGGAAGAGTTTTTCAACTCCCTTAGGTGCAGCTTTTTCAATATCATTGAAGAACTCACGAGCTTCAGCGGTAAGTTTAGCATCGTATGGGTTCAAAGTAGATACTTCTTCACGAGCAGCGTCACGAGCTTGAGCCATCATTTCATTACTCATTGACTCAATCATGTCATTGTAAAGTTTGGCTTGCTCTTCTTGAGGTGCTCCAGTTGATACAGCGTTCAAGAATGCTTGACGTTGTGTTTCAAATTCATTAGATAATTTCATTGTCATTATGTTGTGTTTCCTTTCTTAAAACATAAAAAGACCGAACCCTTTTGGAACAGTCTTGTCAGTGTTATTTTCTGGACTTTCTGGAAAATTGAATTTTTTCTGTACAAATTCGCTATTTTCAAAAGTCTCTTTTGCGATTTGTCGAGCTTCTAGCTTATTAGCTACCAGCTCAGCGATTTTATCAATATCTGGAGTCATTGCTGACTTCATCTTATCAATAAAATCACTTGGAATCATAGGAGTTTCACTAGCTACTAAAGTAGGTGCAAATTCGTTTGTAAACATAATTTTGTCTACAAATCCATGGTTCAAAGCTGATTCTGCATCAAACCATGTTGTTTTATCCATTAGTTCAAGTAATTCGTCTAGCGCTTTACCTGTCTTATGAACATAAGCGTTTGCGATGGATTTGTTAAATCCTTCCAGAACTCCTGCTTCATGAAGTAGAGTGTTGTGGTCTCCACTTACATTTGATGATACATTGTGAATCATGATTTGAGCAGTAGGACTGATTTCAACTGTATCTCCTGCCATTGCAATCACACTTGCTGCGCTTGCTGCAATGCCGACAATCTTAACAGTTACATCGCCTTGATATGAGCGTAGAGCAGTATAGATTTCACTACCTGCATAGACATCTCCACCACCTGAATTAATATGAACCTCAATCGGTTCACCAGTCTCAGGAAGGATAACATCTTTTGGTGCAGTAGCTTCCCACTCGAACCAGTCATAAATCCAACGTTCGTCGTTAGAAATAATCGTCCCTTTAATCTGAATTATCTTCATCTACTTCCGTACCTCCTTTCTCTTCTATTTCACCAAGTTGATAATTCTTGGTGATTAGAGGCTTGTCGCCCCATGGTACGGCTTCAAGGCCAAGCTCTGCACGAACCTCGTTAATGAGCATTGAACCAGATGAAACTAGCTTATCGATACTTTCAGCAAGAGCAAATTTATCTCTCTGACCTTCTCCGACAATTACGAATCGTTTATTGTCATTGTAGGCGCTTCTTGAAAGTATTGAATAATTTAAAGCATCGCTTATTTTCTTCACTAGTGATTGGTAGCAAAAGCTATTAAACATCTTACGACTGTTTTCTAAGTCAGCCATTTCACCATGCAACAAAGCGGTTGGAATTCCCAAAATTTCAGCAACTTCATCATCTGACTGTCTACGTATTTTTTTTAATTCGTCAACTGACATCGTTGATGTTCCTGTTGTATTCGTCAACTCTGAATATTCCATCCCTGATTGAGATGGAACGATTGCAATGGTTTTATTGCTGAATGACTTAAAGAGCAAATCTGCATAAGATTTTAAATTTTCTAGTTTTTCTTTGTCAAAACTACCATTTGTTTTGGTATTTAAAATCCCACGTATTTGATTATTTCTAGCTATCGCATCAACCATTCTTGAGTGAAGTTTTTCGTAATCTGTAAACAAGTCTGATACATACTCTTGAAGTCTATTATTGTTGTACTGTAAGAAAATGACATCGCTCATTTTGAAACGAGATTCAAATGTATAACCTCTGCAAGTGACAGACTCGAATACATCGTCAAATACAGCGTACTTGGTACGTATGTAAGAATCAGCTACAAGTAGTTGGTCATCTTTTGTCAAGAAAATCAAAACTTCATTCTTTGTGATCAGTCGGTATACTACCTTCTGCCAGAAATCTGAAGCTGATTCATTTTTGTTAGGTCTGACATTTAGCAAATAATTCCAATCGGAATGCTTCGCCTTATCTTTTTCAAGATATTTAAACTCAGACTTTGCAAAGATACGAGCGATAAACTCAGCTGACTTATCAACTGCAAGACTTTTCAAGTAAAGATTACCAAACATTCTTTCCAGTTCTTCAAACTCAAAACCAGGTTCTGGTACTTCGCGCTTAAATAAATTTAGCCATCCCAAGGCACATCCTCCTTTCTTTAATTACTTTGCCTACCACCCACCCAAAAATTAATAATTCCAATCTGTCAGCACATCGAGAAATTCACTTACATTTGATTCTTGTATCAATTCTCGTTTATAGAGCGCTGCAATCATGGCATGAAATCCATCTGTCTTTCTTCTGACAGGTTCTTTCTTCAAGAAACGTTTATTCCCGTCTTTATCCTCCTTGACATAAGTATTATCTGTATACCAAATCATTGAGTTATCATTCTCAAATATAAACCTTTCATTTGCAAAACCATCTTCAATGATTGGTGCTACTTTAGATTGAATCGCTCCTGGATTTCTTAAAAACTCATAATCAAATCCTGCTTCTTCAAGAAGTGGTTTTAACAAGTCCATTCTAAAACCGTCAGCACATACTAGCTCTATTTGATAGTCTCTGCTCCATTCATTTAATTTTTCAACCAATAAGCGAGGGTCGATACTAGGACCATCCACAATCGTAAATAAACCTTTATCTGCCCACTCTTGAATAGGAGCTTTAAGCTTGAATGCGTTTAAGAATGCTTTTCGAGCAAATGAGTGTTGTTTCCAAATAAAATCATCGCCATTTTTAAATAATAGACCGACACTTGCAAAATCTCGAATACTCGCATAGTCGAACCCTGCAACACATGACCGACCTTTTAATTCGATTCCTGGTTCACGTAAGCAAGCAACTAATTTCTCACGAGATGTAACATCTTTTTCAAGGTCTGCTTCTGGAAGGTTCATTCGTTTTGTCATAAACTCTTGTCTTCCAGACGGTTCAAGTTCGAGATCATCATAGTCAGCTTTTGTGCGAGCAAGTAGTCTTTTTGCGTAAGGTGTTGTTTCATCCAGCATTGGATTTGCTTTTGACCAGTTCTTCATGTCATCCACTTCTGCTGCATCATCTAGTTTGCAGATAAAAGGGAATAATCTAAAATCTTCTACTTCTCCATTCAAGATTTGCATAGATTTCTCTATCATCTTGTCATAGAACCCCTCACGAACATGGCCATTTGTACCGTTGTAAAATGTCCGAGCATGAGCAATTTTACCAAGACCAGACCTTTGAATTTTAACCGCTGAGTCATTTTCAAACTGGTGTATCTCGTCAAATTCTAAACAACCATCACGAGCTGAGTCCATTGTTTTAGGATTGTTTGTCCTAAAAGAAAAGACTGAGTTATTTGCTCGACCTATGATTGACATCTTAGTTAAATAGAAATGGTCCTCTAATCCTCTTCTTTGGATTGTTTCATAAACTTCCTCAAAGGAAACTTTACCTTGTTTCTCAGAATTGGCTGTGATGGTTACATCGTAGTCTCTGATTGGATATAAAGGACTGATGAAGAAATTATCCCTTGCTGACATAAAACCATTCTTACCGCCACCACGAGCAAGTGTGTAGAGGTATTCATCAAATTGAGGTTCTCCATCTGATTTTCTAAATAGAAAAATGAATGGAGTTAAGAATAGCTGATATTTAGCAAGAGGAAAAAAGTTCTTTTCTGCAAATCTTATAAACTTATCGATTAATTCATTATCGAAGTATAAATCATCACGAGTGTATATTTTCTCTTTGATGATTTTAAACAGCAACTTTCTTTCATGATTGACAACAATTTTACCTTTCTCTGCCAGTTCGATATATTCATCAACAAGCGGATGAGAAATCATAACAGTTCACTTCCTGGTCCAATTTTCTCAACAGGAGAATTTTCTACCTCAAAATCAAACGAGCGCTCAATGGCTAGTAGCTGATTGCTTGTTGTATTGATTTCCTTGATAAGAGAATTGGCTTTTTGGAATCTTTGTTGTCCGTTGTGTACTGTAATGACCAATCCGTCTTCATGAAGTTTGGCTTTCAGCTCATAGAGTAGCCTGACGAGATAAAGATAACGATTCACTTTTTCGTACTGGATCGCATCCTTTTTTCTAGGACTAAAATAGCCGATTTTAGAAAGTAGCTGATTTTCTAATTCTTTTATATTTTTTTCTGAGTATTCTTCCATTACCCCCCACCCCTTTTAATTTTTCGTTAAAAATTTGGACAGTTGACCCCTCCCACCGGTTCCCAAAACCTTTAAAAGACTCGATTTTTTTGACCGGGGGGTGTTATTCTCCCCAAAATTCATCGGTCCTGAAATTCTTATCTTGCATTTTTTTTGATTTTCGGAACTGAAAGCGTCCGTGTCTCTTATTGTGACACTCCTTACATAATGTTCTAAGGTTATCTATATCAAGAGCAAACTCTGGATAGAACTCTAGCTCCTTGATATGGTCAACCTCAAGGTTGTCGATTGTGGTTCTTCCTTCAGCTTTACACCAAACACATTCGTTATGATCACGTTCGAGTGCTAACTTCCGAAGTTCTCTCCAGTCTCTTGAATTATAAAACTCTGTTCTGTCTGCTCTGGTTGAAACTTCAATCATTTCCGTGATGTAGAAACTTTCAGTTCAAACTCATTAAGTTTGTCAAGGCAATGGTTTAAATAATTAAGTGCTTCAGCTGTCTCTTTAGCAAGTTCACGAAACTCTGAATTATTTTCGATTTCAACACAGATTACCATTTCTCCTAATGGCTTTTGTCTATTGGTTGTTTTATTAAATAGCCTTTTAAAAATACCTTTCATAATTATGTAACCTCCTTTATTTTCACTCTCTCAATTCCTTGTTTTACATATTCTAGTGAATTTGTTACATACAAAATAATTCAGATTTATCAAGCACTTATCTCGTATGTGTGAAATGAAATCATCATAACCTCAAAACAATGAATTGATTATTAAATTAAAAAATTAAAAGCCTTGAAACTTAGTCATGGCTCTGTCTTGTGAATCTTGATTTTTACCAATATATCGTAAAGAAATACTCTGGCTTGAATGGTTGAGCAAGTCCATAATTAATGCTACATCCTTGGTTTGTTCGTACATAAATAAACCAAAGGTCTTTCTCATTGAGTGAGTAGCTATGTTTTCTAAACCAACTTCTTCAGCAGCTTTCTTTATAATCTTGTATGCCGTGTTAGGTTTGATATGCTGATGCTTTCCGTTTCTGCTTGGAAAGAGGAAGTCTTCATCTTTTTTATCTTTGATGTATTGCCTCATAGCATTCTTGAATTTCTTTGGCATCTTTCGTTTAGTTGGCTTGTCTGTCTTTTCATCGACGATCTGGACATGCCAACCTTTAACGTGCTTTACTTTCAGTTTAACGATATCACCAATACGAAATCCCAGATTAACACCAGAAAGGAAGAGCATGAGGTTACGTTGTCTATCTGACTCCTTGACTGCACTATGCAACGTCAGCCATTCAATCATAAGCTGAACATCATCTCTGTTTCTAATTGGTTCAACAACTACCACATATCCTCACCTCCTTTTTTAGTGCACAAAAAAAGCAGAGCTTCTCTCTGCCTTTTTTCTTCATGATATTAGTTTACTACTTTCTTTTTGTCAATTCTATATGTTTTTTTGACAACTTTACATGAAGAGTAGACTTGCTAACGCATCCAAAATAACTTCACGCCTTCTATAAATTTGTTTGCTATGTCTATACAGATATCCTGTATCACCACTCTCCATTATGTGCCAAACTTGAATCCAGTCATATCCCGTATGTTCACCCCAACGAAGATAAAAGATTTTTTTGTCATCTGGCTCTAAATTCTCTAGTGTTTTTGTTATAGCATTTTGTAAATTTTCTAATCGTAAAATCATTGGATCACTTGCATATGCTACTGCTAGGTTCTCTGACCTGTTGACAAAAGTTCCACTACCACTACCTCCTGTATCATCAATTCCAGGAACAGTTAGGTGTTTCACTTCGTACATTCTTTCTAATTCATGCCTTCGTTGACCGATAAGTTTGTCAATTTTTAAATACTTATCATCTAGTTCAAACTCAAGGTAATCTCTTCGTGCTTTTGCTAAATTCTTTTTTACCAAATTCTACCTCCATTGCTTGAAATCTTTAGTATTCAATCCAAAGAAATCACATATATCTTTCAGAGTACTGTTAAATGGTTTTGCTAGATTGTTTTCCCAACGATTGACTGAGTACTCACTATACCCAATTTCATCAGCGAGCTCTTTGCGAGACAATCCAAGTTCAAGTCGTTTCCGACGGATAATTGAACCAAAAGAATTATTGTCTATTTTGAAATCATAGCCAATCTTCTGACATACAATCAATTTCAAACGGTTTGCTGGACTCGTCTTCTCTGTTTCCCAACAAGAAATCGTCACTCCGCAAACTCCAAATAATTCTCCTGCTTGTTTTTGTGTCAAATTATTTTCAACTCTCCACATTCTTAGTTGTTTTGAAAAAGATTTAGTTTCCATTCTCCAATTCCTCAATCAACCAATCAAGGTTCTTTCTAGCTTTCTTCAGGTCTTCAAGACCGTTCTTCTTTTGATGGCGTAGTAGATATTTCAAGGCATTCCCAAGATAAAAGCCTTTCATCTGCTCATCTGTCATGAAATTTCTTAAAGCATCGATTAACTCCATACCATACCGACCTTGGTAGTGATTTGGTTTGTTTACGTTGTCGATTTGTTCTGGTTTCATTTTTCAACCTCAATTTCTTCCGTAATGTTTACTTGCTCCGTGCAAATAATAAGTTCCATCTTTCCGCTTGTTTATGTAATACGTGTATTCTCCATCTGGACTAGCGTAGGAGATTTGCTTCTCTCCTCCCCAAACACCGTTATCACGCATCATGTGGCAATTATTCATTATCCACTCTACATCAGGCATCTAGTAACTCCTTGTTTTCATAAATATTACCAATAACTTCAAAATGATAATAAGCTAGAAATAGTGGATGCCATTCTGAAACCCTTTTTTGCAGTTCATCTACAAATCTGTAAATAAAACTTGCGTATGAGCCATGCCATTTGATAACTGCTTTTCTGCCTTTGTAATCAACTATATCACCCTCAAAAATCTCTTTGCCATTCTTATCTTTGAGGCCTGTGGATTGAGTGAAGATAATATCTTCAAAATCAAAGCAGTTAAGTTCACAAATTCCACCCCGACACAAAACGATTTCTTTTGCATGATATCGAATTGTCTCAATGCAATCTGCGAAACATTTTTCTTCTTTTATCCATGCTCTAATTTTTGGCATCATTGCAAATCCTCCTCTTTCACGAAACTACCATCAATCCAGCGCCCTTTACGGTCCTTAATTTCCTGGTAAGCAAGTTCAAAACATTCATCAAAATCATATCCAAGATTTTTCAGGTAACCAATACAGCGTACTAGATTGTGTCTACATAGTTCCTTACTAGCAAATCCTTGTGACAGTTGAAACTCACTAATATTCGCATTGAGTGAGATGAAGCTTTCCATCACATCTTTTTTACGAATGTTATCAGACTCTTCAAAAATCTGATTGACATCTTCTTTAATGAGTAATGCCAATCCTACAATAACGACTGCACAATCTCCGATGCTATCCTTAGTCACTTTCTCATTTTTCTTGAGATACCCTGCGCATAGCTCACCGAATTCTTCACTGAGCTTGAGTGACTGCTTGTCTAATCGTCCACCGTTTTCGAGGTCACGATCAATAAACCATTGCTTAACATTTTCTAAAGTGTTCATCTGTTTTGGTCCTCCTTCTTCTGTTCATCAGATACCTCTGATATCTTTATCTCAAACTTGTGCCCGTCAATAGCGAACGTCCCGTTACTTCCTAACAAATTCTCATCTTTAATAATTGACTTTGCTGTGTGCAAAACGAGCTGCCCTACTTGAAAAACAAAAGCAAGTTCTTCTAACTCTTTTTCTTCCATCTAAATTTTCACCTCATCTCCTACTTTCTTCTATATTTCTTCCAAATCAAAATATTCTGTCAGCTCACTCTTCAATTCATCTAGAGTTGAGCATCGTTCGATTAAATCAGACACATCGTATTGTGTATCTACTTTATTCAAAGTGTTCTCTGCGACTGCATCTGCTACCCATTTTGGATGAGTGCCAGCGTAAGAGAATTGATCTTGTGGTAATAGCTCTAGTAATGCTTCGTATCGTTCTTCTAGTGAAGTCAAGGCACCAAGCGTATCAATAAATGCAGTATCTGATTTTCTGCTTTCAAAGATTTCTGGGTAATTTTGTTTTGCAATCTCTGCATAAATAGCAGACCATTCTTCGTCTGAAAAACGTGATTTTTCAACTAGTGCACCGTATTCGATTTCTTTACCGTCTACTGTTACTTTATAATTCATAGTGTTACCTCTTTTCCAATTTCTGTATTATTGTATTTCTCCTCACTCACCACGAAAACATTCCCGTTAACTGTGATAGTGAATAGCTTTCCGATTTTTCGTTTTTCCGTAACCTTGCCAGTGATAGCGTATTTACTATCAGCGTGATAAACTAGCAAGGGTTTTTGTGCTTCACGTTGCATGAATAACAAGCAAGTAGTTAATAGGCAATAGCCAATTAAAAAGCGTTTCATTCCCTTGTTTCTCCTGTGATTTCATTTCGCTCCACTCTTAATTTAAAAGTCCTGTTATCGCTCATATGAGCTATTGTAATCTCTTCACCCCACTGACTTCGTGTGTACGGGTATCTGTTTGGTCGTGTCATCACTCCACCTCTTCCTTCGCATACTGCAGCCATACAAGACTCTCATATAAATCCCGTGCATGGCTCTTGATATTTCCTAACTCATAGCTGTCTAGATTATCTGAGTTTTTTATAATATCAATTTTTAAATTATTGATAGCTAGAATAAAATCTTTTACATCTGTCATCACTCCACCTCCAAAAGTTCTGGGTTTTCGTAGATATTGCCGATGATTTCAAGTCTATCAGCAATCTCTTTAGCATCCTCTTCAAAATCCTCTAAAACTGCACTGTCTGCAATAAATTCAACCTCTCCTTTTTCCTCTACATAAAAACCTAGCGTGTTATGTCTCTTCATACACATAACATTTTGACCGTTTGTAATAATATCCCCCTCAAAGATTTCCTTACCGTTCTTATCTTTGAGTCCTGTTGATTGCATGAGTTCGATTTCGTCAGGAGATACTGTAATATAATCATTCATGACTGCGTCATTCAATCCAATTTCTCCTAACGAATCAACATTGAACCACATGTCTGATATCGACATCATTCTGCCAAGTTCATTATGCCACGCTCTAAATTTTGGTATCATTCTGTTACCTCCTTAATCTCAATACCCGGACAATCAAATACCCAGCCAAATCCCGCATCTTCTATCTCTTTGCGGGTGTGTGTTTTTTTCACCTCTTCATTTTCTGTATCATTGCCCATATACCATTTTTCAGTCAATAAATTATATTTTAAATGTCTAAAAAGAGAGGAAATCCCTTTCATCTTCACCAAATACCGCTTCTCTTTCTCGACCTCGTAGCCGTCAAGCCATGCACGAGCGTATACCTCGCTATTGTCACGAATCCATCTCAAAACTTCTATAACGTCACCCTCAAAACCATCAGTTATAGCCCGTCCATAGTATGAGTAAGGCGCGGTGCTTCCATATAACGTGCCCGAACATTTTTTAAAATGCTCAATCCAATCCACCACGGACTGCGGGATTGTGACTTTTTCGGGTTCGTCTAGTTGTTTTAAATCTTTCAAAACTTCAGACGTATCAACCCTTCTGAAACAGTCATGGTTCAAATACTCGTATTTTTCAATCAATTCCTGTTTATTCATCTTCCACCTCCTGCTTTGGTTTAAAAGGCAATTCTTTTCTTGCTTCACTCATAATATGAGGAGTGTCTGTTGGCAATGTTGCGAAGTATGTTCTCGACACTGCTGCTTGGCAAAAAATCATTTCGTCAAAAACTAGCTGACATAACTCTACTAAGCATTCTTCAATATCAAATACCTCGTTATCGTCTTCACTATCCATTTGCTCTTCATAAAACTCTGCAATTTCACAAGCTTTTCTGTACAATTTACCTGCAAACTCTCTTTTCATTTCTTCCATCACTGCACCTCATTTCTCAATTCAAAACCAATTCCATCTAAGAGCAAATCATTTTGAAAGTCAACGAATGCTTCAATCATCTCAGCTTCTTGAAAGTCGTATTCCTCGACCGTACCCAAGAAATCATCAATATCATTTCTTTGTACACTCCCGTACTCTGTCTTTGTATGTTCCATGGCTACTTCATAGCCATCAACATCAATTATGTAGTAGATTCTGCCACCTGAATAATCATATTTGTAATTCTTGATAATCATCACTCCACCTCCTTAAAATCATCTTTTCTGATATCAACAACCTCTTCAAGATATTCCTTTGAACACCAGTCGTATTCAACACATTGTCTAATAAATCTTTTTTTATAAAAACAATGCTCTATGTATGCGATCGGGAATAGCAAAGCGATGAAAGGCGAACAAATGATTAAAAGTAAATAAATAGCAATTCCACAAACTTTTGAGCCTGCAATATATTCATAAAAATCTACTAAATCTTTTATTGATTTTAAATGCCTGACAAAAACAATATAGTTCTTTCTTTTCATTCCGTTACCTCCTTATAAAGTAAATTCATATCAAAACCACTTTCAATAAATTTGTGTGTGAGTTCTTTGTTAATTCCATTTCCTAAGCGATTATAAACCACATGCACATTGATATCTGCACCTAAATATTTTCTTAAACGATCGCGATTGTCCACATAAAAGTCTATATTTCGTTTTCGTTGTTGATAAGGCTCACCTTTATCTATATCTCTAGTACACCACATCAAGACTTTTGCAATTATGTCTTTCTTTGTGCCACAACCGACGAGAGAAAAGTAAGTGTTGGTTTTAGGTATAAGAATTACTTCAAGGTTACGATTTATGTATGATTCAGGAAAACAATTCATCAACTTCTTTAATTCCAAAACAAACTGCTTGTTCATTCCGTTACCTCCTCAAGTTCAATTCCTGGGCAATCGAGCACCCAAGCAAAATCGGAATATTCTAGTTCCTTTCGTGTAAATTCTTTATTTTTTTTACTATTGTTAAAAAAATGAAATCCAATTTCTGTTTCATTTAGATAATCATCTGTATTTTTTACCTTGACTTTGTATTTTGGTTCTTTCTCAGCATCGTAGTCAGTCAACCAAGCTTTGGCAAAAAGTTCTTGATTCTTTCTGTCATTAAGCCATTTCTTCACTACTTCACTATTCTTAGCATAGAGATGAATAGTAGTACTATCAAGTGCAGAACGTAAACTAAAATCATTTAAAAGTTGACATTTAAAAATCCAGTCATCTATAAAACTAGGTAGAAGCACTTTATTCAATTCTTGTCGAATCTTATCAGCATCTTTTAATTGATTACCAACCCATGCTCCCTCAAAATTGCCTTGTTTATATCCTTCATGAAACATTTTTGAACCAAAATCGCTTCCAAGTTCTTTCAAAATGTCATACGTCCATTTTAACTTCGTTTCGTCGTCAAATCCTTGAATGCGTTTGATAACGTCTTTTAGTCTGATCGGCTTTTCGTCTTTTGTTAAGGCTTCATATTCTTTGATAAAAAGTCCTATGTGTGTCTGTGTATCACAATATCCATATCTAGCCATTTTCTTTTCAAGTTCTTTCAGTAACTCTTTATTATTCATCCTTCCAACTCCTTCAACTCTCTCTGATATCCTTTCAGCTTCTTCCTCAAAAGGTCACGTTCAGCAGAACGGATATGTCTATATCTTGGTAAGCATGGTTCTTTAGTTTCTTCAATACGTTGTTCTGTTATTTCAATTGAATGTTTCAAAGCTTCAATCCTTGCTTGTTTAATTGTGTTCATGATCTATCTCCTAAAATGGCATGTCATCATCTGAAATATCCAAAGGATTGGTAGTTCCGAAACTTGCTGGCATCTGCTCTTCGATGTTTGATTGGTTTGCAGAATTATCACGTTTTTCAAGTAATTGGAAAGTTTCAGCAACTACTTCTGTCACATATACACGTTGACCTTGCTGATTATCATAGCTACGAGTTTGGATGCGCCCTGTAATACCTACAAGATTTCCTTTTTTGCACCATTCAGCAAGCAACTCAGCTTGTTTTCTCCAAATCATACAATTGATGAAGTCAGCTTCTCGCTCTCCGTTTGCTCCCTTGAAATTACGATTGACTGCCAGGTTAAAAGTTGTAATTGCAATATTTGATGGTGTGTATTTCAACTCTGGATCTCGTGTCAGTCTTCCTACGAGTGTTACATTGTTAATCATTCTTACCTCCTATTTGATTGCTAGGTAGTAGCAATCTTTTGCGCCATAATCAAATCTGACGCTGTCCTTTTTGATGTGTTTTGTGAAATGTGGTCTAGTTATCCTAGAGTACGCCCATTGATGATCTTTCATGTCTTCAATAAGGTCATCAACATTGTTGTACTCTCCAATAAATAGCCTACAATGTCCGTTGTAGACAAAATATAAGGTCAACATCAGTATCTCCTATCCTTCATACTGGATGGATATACAAAACATTTACCTGTTGCTCCTTCAAAAATTCGACTAGATAGAGCACCGTTGCCAAAATCGTCTGAGTAAAGTTCTTTAATTTCTTCGCTCGATAAGTTTGTGTTGATAATGGTATTTGTCCGATTATCCAAAATCTTGAATAAAATTTGATGTGCCCATTCATTCCGCTTTGTATCAGCTTTACGACTTTCTTTTCCAAGATCATCTAAAAATAGGAAATCTACTTCTGATAGCAGCTTAACCATCTTAGCTTCTGAATAGCCATTTTCAAACTCGAAACTTTCACGAATCTTGTCAAACAAGGCCACAACTGACACAAAGAGCACGCTTTTTGGTTCATCATAGGACTTGAATTGTTCATTGATAAAACGAGCAAATCCATAAGTAAGATGGCTCTTGCCAACTCCTGAAGGGCCAGTAATAATTGCATTCCCTGTTCTTCCTTTTGCGTATTCTCTTTCTAAACGCTTTACAAAATTAATTGCTTTTTCGTCGATATCTACACGAATTTCATAATCATGTAATGACTTGCTGGCAAGCTTGTTTGAAACGATGCTATCGCGATAGAATACATCATAGGTATCTGATAACTTGCTTTTAACTTCAGCTTCCATATTCAACTGTTTTTCAAAAAGTCGAATATTTTCTTTTTCACATTCAGGGCATTGACTGATTTCTTCAACCTTACCTTTAACTGGTATTTTTGTAGACCATAGATGACATCCATGGATTTCACATGTATCATCAAGGACGGTTGTAGTTCTGAAATGTTTCATTTAAAAACCTAGCCTTTCGTCTGTTTTCTTTTCTCTTTTAACCACTTTTCCTTGATTTAAATAACTGTCAAATTTTGTTCCAAAGAGAGTTTCAGGTCGTAAGTATTTTGAGTACTTGGTACCTGACCAATCTGTGACTGTGTTATCAATGACTTGTTTAAAATCATCGAGTCTATATCCCTCTGACCATCTGGCTTTAATTAAAGACTTGTTTTTTTGAACATTGTCTCTATAATTCTTTCCAGTTTTTGTGTTGAGGTACTCAATAATTTCTTTGTAAGGGATATTATCTATACTATCCTTACCTATACTATCCTTACCTATACTATGCGGACATTTGTCTGTCACTTGTCCGTCAATCGTCCGACTTCCTTCAGGTAGCTCTGGAACTTCATTTCCAGGCTCAACCAACCTACTTCCCTTGACTTTTAATCCAAGTTGTTGAATAGCTAAATTTCTGTGTATGCTAGGCTTGTGCCTGTCTGGTCTAATTTTATTTTGTTCGTTAAAATCCGTAATGAAATAGACCATGTCTTGATTGAGCGGTTTTATAAACTGCTTGATCACTAATAAGCCTAAACTGTCCTCGCTAGCGCCAATCATTCTAACTACTGGAAATGCTTCTACTATGCCGTCATCATCTGAGTTGATAACCAAATGTACATACAACGCTTGAGTTTCAAGTGGTAGTCTTAAAAATTTTTGTGTTTGCATAATGGTCTTGCTGACCATTCTTCTTTCTGCCATATACTACTCCTCTATATTTGAAAATTTTGTGTATTCTTTGTGAAAATACAATTTAACTGTACCAATACTTCCGTGACGGTTTTTTTCTAAGATCAGTTCTGTTACGTTATTTGCTTCCTGACTGTTTGCTTGTTCTTTTTGGTAATAGGCTTCACGATATAATAAAGCTACAATATCTGCATCTTGCTCAATCGAGCCAGATTCTCTCAAATCTGCAAGCATTGGTCGTTTATCCTGTCTCTGTTCAACTGCACGGCTTAATTGTGATAGAGCAATGACAGGTACTTTTAAATCCTTTGCTAGTATCTTCAATTCTCTTGAAATTTCGGATACTACCTGTTGACGATTCTCTCCTTTTGAACCTGTGATGAGTTGCAAGTAGTCGATAACGATTACACCAAGACCTCCCATTTCTTGAGAAAGTTTTCTTGCATTCGACCGTATCTCTGAAATGCGAATACCAGCAGTATCATCTACAAAGATAGGTGCATCATAGAGGTTTTTTTGCGCTTGGATCACTCGTCTCCATTCATCTGCATTCAGATTACCAGTCTTTAAATGATAAACTGGAACAGTGCCTTCAGATGCAATCATGCGTTCAATCAAATCTTCTGCTCCCATTTCAAGCGAAAAGATGATTGCAGGCTTTTTTTCTTTTGTTGCTATATGTTTAGCAATATTTAGAGCCAATGCGGTTTTACCCATGGCTGGACGTGCAGCAAGTATGATTAAATTATCTTCATGGAGTCCTGTTGTGATTTTGTCTAAACCGACAAATCCAGTAGATAATCCTGTTACAACTCCATCTGTTTCGGAGCGTTTTTCTACAATCTGCATGTGAGTATCAATGATATCTGCCACATTGCGAAAACCATTTCCAACATTTTGATTACTGATATCAAGAATTGATTTTTCAGTTTTTTCGATGATTTCATTGATTGAAATATCTCCCTGATATGCACTAGAAAGTGATTCAGATAGTTCAGCAATTACTTTTCTCAGATTTGCTTTTTCTTTAACAAGCTTTGCATAATGCTCTACGTTTTTGGATGTTGGAGTTGAATTGACTAGTTCAACAACGTAGTTAATGCCACCAATATTTGAAATATCGCCTTGATTTGTGAGAGCAGACACCATTGTTGTAGCATCTATTGGCTCTCCTTTTTCAAGTAGAGAGAGCATTGTTTTAAATACAATTTTGTTAGCAGGTTTGTAAAAATCATCTGGAGTTAATACATCTGCAAGTGTGATGATAGAATCAGGAGAGATGAAGACGGCACCAAGAACAGATTGCTCAGCAACTAAGTCATGAGGTAATACTCTTAATTCTTCGTTCATGCACTGTTCTCCCAATATTTTTCTAAATTAATGCTCATGACTGCTGCAAGGTTCTTCTGCTCTGTTAAAATCTGCCTACGGTAAGGAGCAAGACCTGCTTGTCTTTCTTCCTCGCTTTTTGGTAAGTAGTAACCATTAGGTTTAGTTTTTTTAGCAACTATTGGTTGACCAAAGTTAACTCTAAGACTCTCAATGACTTCTTCTAACTTACGTTTTGAAAGTCCAGTTTCGATACGAATTTCACTCGCTTGAATTGGTAGGTCAAACGTTGCAGAGTTGATGATCATATTTAGCACACGAATTTCCATCTCGTTCATGTTGCGACTAACTGTCATGCTCGTGCTCCCCACTTCCTTTGGTTTTTACGGAAATCCATAGTCATTTCCTGATAAAGCAAGCGCCCATTTTCTTCTAAGAGATTCGTATTTTGACTTCTTAGAAGGTCATTAATTCTTGCTTCTTCCTGAAAATCACAGGCAAGTCTATCATAGTCTTCGATGCATGCTCTAAAAACTTGTGGTACATCCTCAAGCGATGAAGCCAGTCCTGTAGGTGGCTGGGTATCGTAGGTGGATTTCCTATCGCTATTTTTCAAGTTTCTTCGGGCAACTTCTCTAAAATCCTCAGTTTCTTCGATGATGATCACTACATTTTGCTCATCCGATTTTTCATTTTTAGCTGTAAATATCATCAGGATAAAGAACCCTATAAAAATAACTAGTAAGCCAAGCAATTGGCTTGATACAGTTGGTTCTGTCATTTTGTTCTCCTTACGCTCTTAATTTCCGTACTTGTTTTTCTAATTCCAAAATCTCATAAACATCATTGACATCGTACATAGTATCTTTCCCCTGCTTACGAAATCTTAATCCTTTGCGTTCTAACTGCTTCACATATCCATGCGTAAAGCCGAACTTCTTCATCAAAGCTTGTTGATTGATTGGCATGCGATCATTCTCTAACTGCTCCTTGACCTGTTTTTCAGCAAAGGCCAATAATTGATTCGTGAACAATTCAGCACTTTCACCGTCCAATCGTAATTGTAATGTTATACCTTCCATTTTTTACATCCTCTCAACTATGCGGGCAAGCATTTTTGTGATATAATGGTTTTAATTATTTTAGTATGCGCCTGATTTCCGTCAGGTGCTTTTTTAGGTTTTAAATAACCACGTTTCGTGGTCTTGAATCGGAAAAAATTTCGCCAATATCTTTTCCTAAAATATCGGCGATGATAAACATTTCATCTGATTTAAAAGCACGTTGTCCCTTCTCTTTCTGACGATATGCTGTTTCAGAAATTCCAAGCTTTTGAGCTAATTCTTTCTGTGTAATACCTTTTTCTTTTCTTAGTTGATACAAATAAATTTGCACGTTCCTACCTCCTTATCTAAATTCATCCAAGCTGATTTCCAATGCATCAGCCTAGACGGAACTTACACACTAGTAATGGACTGACCTTTAATAGTAATCTTACTGCTACTAAAGGTTATACTTGAACTATCTAACTTAATAGTACCTGCCTTGATGTCAACGCTGTTTACAGGTTCTCTTTCAAGGCTTTTTCTTTTCCCGCTATACGGATATCGTCTTGGTCTCATTTTTCTACTCCTTTCTCTTTTTTCGCTCTATGAGCAATAACTAGGAGGGGAATCGCACCCCTCTACGCTACCCTAGTTTCTTTCACTTCTTCAACCTTTTCAAGAACCAAGATTGTAAGAGCCATTTCTTGAAAGTCCTTGTCATCAAATCCGATGACGTCACCGTAAACTCTGATTGCTGTCAATAGTGTGTTATACAATTCGTACATATCATCTGATGATAGCTTTTCACGATCTAGGATTTCTCCAAGTTTCAATGAGCGTTCTCTGCGATTCTTAACTTGTAAGATTTCTTTTGCTAGTGCGATTTGTTCTTGTGTTGTAAGTCCTGTGTTCATGGTGTTTCCCTCCGGTGTGTTTTTGTTATTTCCTTAAGCTTGATTTAATCATAGCACACGTTTCGTGGGTTTGTCAATACTTTTTTTACGAAAAAGTAAAAAAAGTATTCTTTTCGTGGGTTTTGTGTTATACTTTACTTATAGAAAAATAAAAAGGATTCCATCATGAATAAAGAAGAAATTGCCATTGTAATAGGCGAAAATATAAAGCGATATAGGCTTCAAAATGGTTGGACTCAACAAGAATTAGGGGCTAAGATAGGGATAAGTAAAAATGCTATCGGTAATTATGAGAAAGGTTTTAGATCGCCTAAAAAGGATACAATGTTTGACTTAGCAAATGCTTTTAACATTTCGATTGACGACCTTTTCCCTCCAATTCAAAACGACTCCTCTTCTAATGTTTCCCAAATCCAGTCAATCTACGATGAACTAAACCCTCCAAGACAAGTAAAAGTCCTGAATTATGCAAAGATGCAACTGAACGAGCAGGAAAACGAAGTATCGGAAGCTATTCAGCTCTATAGTTACGACTACTACGACCACCCAGCTTCTGCAGGTACAGGCCAGTACTTGAACGATGTACGAGTGGAACGGATTGAGTTGCCAGTAGATATCGATGCCGATTTTGTCATCCCCATTAAAGGGGACTCCATGGAACCTGACTATCACGACGGCGACCTGGTATTCATTCAGACAAGCGTGGACTTAAATGATGGTGTTATCGGAGTGTTTAACTACAACGGTGATGCTTATATCAAGCAGCTTGTCATTGACAAAGAACAAGCATACTTACATAGCCTAAATCCAGCATACAAGGACATGCCAATCACACCAGACACAGACTTCCGAATTATCGGTGAAGTCGTGGATTTGTATAGAGAGGGATAATATGAGTAGTGAAAGCAGACCAATGGAAGTGATTAAACACAACCTAGACTGCAAATGTCATAGACGAAGAGAGTGGATTAGAGTCAATGATAAGTGGCATGCTATCGAGTTTTCGGTAGACGATCCAAACGAACCTCCTATGACCGAAGAAGAAAAAGCCAACGTAGCCTTAATTATTCAACAACACTTATCGAAAGAATCCGAATAACAAAAGATTCTATTAAGACGCTCTGAAGAGCCTTGACGTTCCTACAGAGTTTGATTACTTAAATATTACAATCTAAAAACCATGACAAGTGAGATCATGGTTAAAGAGGAATGCTTAGCATTGTTGGAATGAAAGGAAACTTATATGTCTTACTCATATGTTGCTTTAGATGTTGAAACTGCGAATGACTTTCGCGGTAGTGTTTGTTCTATCGGATTAGTAAAATTTAAAGATGGAAATATTGTTGATACTTTTTACACTTTAATAAATCCAGAAGAAGAGTTTGATGATTTCAATATTTTCATCCATGGCATTACTCCTGAAGATGTTCTTGATTCACCTACATTCCCAGAAGTAAGGAAGTCCATTGTTGATTTTATTGGTTCTGATATAGTTGTAGCCCACTTTGCACAGTTTGATATGGGAGCTCTTAAGGATGTATACCAAAAATACGAACTGGATTTTGATAACATAGAATACATTTGTTCATATCGATTAGCCAAGGTCGCTCTCCCTGGACAATTGAATTACAAACTAAAAAGACTGGCTAAAAATTTGAATATTGAGCTAGACCACCACAACGCTTTATCAGATGCACGAGCAAGCGGATTGATTTTAGAATATCTACTATCTACTAATTCATTTTCCGACCTCAACGATTTTTTAAAAGAATTTAGATACAATAAAACTGGCTTACTTGGTCAGTATGGATTTAAAAGGAAAAAAAGTTATCAATACAAGGAAAACCTTATCTATCAGCCAACAGAAGAAGAAAAAGCAGCAATGGATCCAGATCATTACTTTTACGGTTTATACTTTTGCTTTACTGGGAAACTCGAGCGAATGACTAGAAAAGAAGCTAACAAAGCTGCTGCGTTAGTTGGTGGCATTCCTGAAAAAGGGGTGACCAAACACACTAATATCTTAGTTGTAGGAGAACAAGATTGGAGAGTAGTCGGCACAGATGGGTTAAGTAGTAAAATGAAAAAAGCACAAACATTGTTAGAAAAAGGTCAAGATATTGAAATCATGACAGAAAATGATTTTATAAGATTTCTTGAGGAATAATTAACAAGAAATAAAAAAGCCCCACACTCTCCGACGGCAATCTTTGAGTGTGAGGTTTCAACCTTCCATGTGACAAGCAATGGAAAAGATGATAAAAAAATACACTTATAGTTTATCATAAGTTCTACACCTTTTCAACTATGCGGGCAAGCAATCGAAAAGAAAGGACATTTTATGA